GGCTCGGCCCGGATGACCGCGGTAAAAACCGGGTCAGTGATGGTCGATAAAAGCACATCTATTCTGTCCAATGCTCCCGACCGGCTCAATCGAATGCCTCGATCAAAGCCCCGCCAATGTACTTGTGATACAGGCTGGCTTTGTCCCGGTTGATCGCAGCGGTGGCCTTTGCAAACATATGGTAGAGCGCCTCGACCTTCGGGGCATAGTGGATGCCGCCGGCATCGAATACCGCCAGATTGTCAGACGGTTGACTGGCAGCGACCCGCCGCTTTAGATCGCGGGTGTGGGCGCCGTGGCGCTCGCTCGGGTCAGCCTTCCAGTACTGTGAGGCCGGCGGACCATACAACTGGTCCTTGACCTTATTAGCCCCTTCCAGGGTCGCCATATCCAGGAGCCCCCGGTTGATGATTCCCTGCATCACTCGCAGACCGCTCCCGTCGAAGACCGGGCCGGTGATTTCAAAGTGGACGTTAAACGGCTCAGCCATCAGAAGATTATCCCGTTGCTCGTTCCGGTGACTCTGAAATCTTCCAGGCTCATCAGCACCGACCGGACCTCACCCTCGGCCACCGTCATCGACATTTCCCCGGCGCCGATGCTCCCAACCGATCCAAGGTCGCGGTTGCGGAAGGTCAATTTAGCCACATCCAGGCAAGCCTGGACGACCAGCTCCGGATAATCGTACCGGGTCAGAGCCGCCCCTCCGGAATGCGTCGCCGCGGTCGTCCCGTTGACGCCCCGCTGGACGGTCAAGGTGTTCCCGCTAATTAAAGTTATGTACAGTTGCTCGGAATCGACCAACACGGTCTGGGCCGGTCCCAGGTCGGTCGCGCTGGTCACACTTATAGAAGTCGCGGTCGTGGAGGTGATCGCGTCCGCCGTGGTGACAGTCAACGTGTCTGCGGTATAGCCCCAACTCCCCAGCGGTATAGCCCCAACTCCCCAGGATCGAGAGGGTCTGCTGGCCGGCGTCCAGGGTGTTCGATGTGTCCTCGTTCAATTTGAATATCGTCTTGGGGCTGATATTGTAGGGCATTAACCAGAAGTCGGCATTATAACCCTCGGTTAATACCGTACTATCTCCCCGGTCTGTATCGTCGTAAGCCGTGACCGTTGTGGTGGAGACCAGCCAGCCGTCCAGAGGAATGACGCCTGCCATTGAAACCATCGTGGCGATGTCGTCCGTACCGGCCAGCACCGCATACTGGGGAGACTGGATCAATGACCCGGACCCGATGTCATAATACCGGGTCTCGGTCAGCGGCCCAAACGTCCCGCCCTCGCAATAGTTATCTATCCGCCGGGACGCGGCCTCAAGGATGCGCCGAATGCTCCCGGCCGGGTCGCCACTATTCAGCGGCCTCGGACTTGTCCTCGACGGTGTCGGCCATCTTGTTCTCTGCCGTCCCGGACTGCTTCTCAAAGTACAGGGGATTAGCTTTGAGGGTTGCCGCCGGTACGTCATATTCCACCCCGGACTCGTAGGCCACGCCGGCCTCAGAAGAAAAGTTCTGGATGCACATTGCCTTGGGCATGATTGTCCTCCTTGGTAGGCGCGGGGCCGAAGCCCCGCGCCCGGTTGATTGTGGTTTAATCCACAATTATTACTGCTGATTAAGCAGCTCTGGGAATCTTGAACGCTGCCGCGAGGCCGACCTGACCGTCACCACGGCGAGTTGCGAAAAAGCCTACCTGGTCGTTCAATTTGTTACTCTCCGAAATCGGAGGACTGAATCGTTTCCGCTCAGTTCTGACGGTTTCCCATCAGTTCGGACTATCTCATCATCCCGGTGGGATGCTGGGCGCTCTAGCCGGTTATTAAGGGTCTGTAACCCTCCGGTAGTCTCTGAACCTTC